GGAACTCCAAGTTCAAGCAACAGATTGCTGGTATGTCAACTACCTCTGGAATCTCACGTAGAGCTAGGCAAGAGCAGCTTGAAGCAGCTTTTGGTACTGGTACTAGAAACCCTCGATTGGCTAATATGCTTAACCAGCGTATGTCTCACTTGGGTGGTGGTAAGAGTGATACGCTTGCTGATATGGCTGCACATTACCGGAATGAAGAGAAGATTTCAAACCTAAAGGAACGGACTCGTAGGGAAGAAGAAGCTTCTGCTAATAGGATTCTAGCACTGCATAAAAGAGAACAAGCGCGTAGAGTTTACAATGCCACAAGACTCGCTAAAATAGAAGAGAAGGCTGCTACAAAAGCTGCAACAATAAGACAAAAGGCACTACCTGCTCCGTCAACTTCTACAATGAGTCACATTGGATCATTCACTGGCCATGTGGCTTCTAATAGATTCGGTATGGGTTTGGGTTTTCTGCCCGGCCCAGCGCTTGCAGCAGCAGCACCATTCGCAGGCGCTGCCATTGTACAGCAAGGTAGTGTTGCTCTTGGTAATAACCAAGCTCTTCGTGAACGTCAACGTGTGCAGCTAGACATTGCCAGTGGTGCGAACAATCGTGCTGCTCGTGATGCAGCTAACGCTAAATTCTTTGCTCTGAGCAATCAGCTTGGTATTGAAGCTGAGCCTATGGTTTCTTCCGGGACCAAAGACAGCTTCAAGTTGTTCCTGTCGAGCCTTACGAGAGATGCCCGAACCTTGCCCTTCGCCAAGCAACATAGAAACCTGCTGCTTTAGCTTGCCATGCCATGCTCTTTTGTTATTCCCTCTTGCAGTTATTGGATCAAAGGCTCCAAAGACTTGGTTATATTCTTTCTGTTGCCTTTTAAGTGCTGCATTACTTAGAGGTTTAGTATTAGGATTTAGTAGCTTAATACTGTAAGCAAACTCTTTATTCCAAGCTCGTTGATTCTTTGCAGCTACAGTAATTTGCTTATTAAGAGCTTTCTGTTTCTGCTCTTTTTGAACAAGGCCATCTACTGTAGTCTTTGTTTCTTTCTTTACAGCTTTCTCAAGATTATCTGTGGACTTGACGCTTGTCTTTAGGTCTTTCTCAAATTTATTGAGAAACTTATCAACAGCTTTAGTGTCCTTGTCGAGAACTTTAATTCCGAGTGTAGCAAAATACTTGGCAATTTCCAAGGCATTACCCCTTAGCAGATTTCTGTTTTTGTTCTAGAATAGCCTGATCGTGGGCTGCCTTCTTTATGGAATCATGTACATCTAAAATCTCTAACATATTGAATAGCTGACCAATAGAATATTTAGTGTCCATGTCAGCTATCAAATGCAAACCCCCAAGCTCATGTGTTGCAACTCGGTATATCTCCCACTTTTGAGAGAACTCTTCAGCTACCTTACGCTCAAGGGGTGTACTGGTATTACTTCCCGACTCTTTAGAACTTATTCCTCTGAATCGGGAGCGGTAAAAACATCTTCAAAGTTGTAGTTCAATACAGCTTGATAGAGTTGAGACAAGTGCATAAACTTGCGGGCAAAGATAATATCAAACGACTGATTAGTAATTTGCTTATTATCTTTACATACAGACTTGACAATAACTTCACGCATTGTGGCGAGGTCACTCTTACCAGTCTGGATTGCTTCTTGATACTTCTCCATAAACTGAAGAGCGTAAGAAGCTGGAAGCGCAGTAACAAGATACTCTACTTCATCAATTTGCCATAGTTTTGTGAATAGGTTATTAGCATCAGCAGCACTATGAAGCGTGATAGTAATTGTGTAGGTTTGACTGTTATTATACTTTCTAGAGACAGTACCATCTGGCATTCTGATACTAGAGTAGGGCATCTCATCTTTGTCAATTTGAACAAAAGTTCCATCAACAAAACCATCAACCTTGATAAAACCTGCAACCAGTACATCTACAATGTCTGGACAATAGCTTGCAATTGTAGCCATATAAGCTCCTTAGAATAGGGGCTGGTTAAAGCCCCATATAGCTTACTGGTTACTTACACGCCACCGGCTATCAACTTCGCCACCTACAGCTTCTACTGCTTGTACTTCAGATGGAGCCAAAGGCATGTTACCACCAATGACCAAGTTGCTGCCGAACATATAGATGTTCCAGTCACGAGTCTCAGTGGACGAACTGAACGAGGCATTTGCAGGAGCGGCAATAATTGCATTAGCAGACGATACGATGGTTTGACCGCTCATATCCTTCATTGTGCAATTGAAGACCCATTCATTACCCGGAACTTCAGCATCTGCTGTTTGCAGGGCTTGAAGCACAGTGTTGGATGGAGAATACTGGTGCAAGGTGATGGTTACGTTCATTGCAGTTACACGACGCTTTACTCGTGCAAAAGCGTTATCACCTACACCTTGATAGGGTTCAGACGTGGGTACGATCCGGTCCATGGACACGAAAGTCCCTTCAGCAAAACCAGTGATACGGTGAACAAAGTCACCCTTACTCAGTACGATTGTAAAATCATCTGGGGCATAATTGCCAATAAATTCATTCATTAGATTAACCTACTCATACACTGAGGTAAAATTCAATATCGACAAAACGAACAGCACCCTGAAGGCGAGCACGAATGACGAATACACCAGCAGCGCGTTGAGCGCGAAGGTTCTCTGGGATTGAGGCTACAGTCGGGGTAGAAACTTTCCAACCCTGATCAATCAAACCATTAGCTTGTGCCTGAGACAGAACACCATTGATTTCATTCTCTACAATCAACAACCCGGCATCCGTCATCGGGATTTTCAAGCTATTGATAATACGGAAATAGATGGCTTCTTGCAGACGTGCTTTCAGCCAGTCCTTGCCAATCTGGACATCAATCGGTTTTCCATCAAACATGTCACCATCTTGGAAGATGTTAACGCCGCCTTTGGCACGATAGAAGTTCCAAGATTTCTCACGCAGGTTAACTACTTGAGTAGAGCTAAGCTTACTAACAGTAACGCCATTAGCACGCTTGAAGTCCCAGTCGTTTGCACCGGGAGTTACAGCCAGTTGGGAACCAGCCCAAGCCGCTTCAGGGAACTCAGTTGCAGCAGTACCAGAGTAAACACCGAAGGTGCGACCAGCAGCCTTAGCATTAAGCTTGTAACCAATATCGGTGATACCAGTTGTAGGCGCTACGGTGTCAGCAGAACTCAAGCCATAAATCTTCTCACGAGCTTGGATTGCATCAGACAGTGCTTCTTGTTCTGCAACAGTTTGAACTTCTGCTGTCAGCAAATACCAAGTGTCATTCTCAAGCTCAACTTGTTCAAGAGCTTCAACCCAAGTCTCGGTAGGAGCTGCATCAACTTTAGTGATGTTGGAGGATACTGTCAGACTCCAATCAGTGCCTGGAGTAGTTGGAGCAATGGTAAGAGTACCAACACCGTCTGTAACAGTGAAGCCTGCAAGAGAACCAATAGCTGTATCCAGACCTGCTGTAATTTCAGTTGCAGTTGCAGTGCCATCGGATACAAAAGAATATGTTGTATCATTAATCACTACACTGTAAGTGGTACTGTTAGCAACAACAGGAGTGAGAGTAACAGAATCAACTTGACGACGACCAATCAATACAGCAGGAGGTGGAGCACCTAGAACGCTGGTTTGTCCGAAGAGTTGACGAGCCATGATATACGGCTTGGAGGTGCTGTCAAAGTCTTCACCAACTTGTTGAATACTGGTGTATGTGCGTACACGTTCAGCAAAGTTAGTAAAGGATGCCAACACCAAAGGATATTGAAAAGAAGTAGTTGTAATAGCAGTGGAGGTGTCAAGGATGACAACCCGCACAACTTCGTTAAGGTCACTAGACATAGTGTGTGCTGTTCCTTTGTTGTGTAGCTAACGCTACGGGTAAATAATACTTTCGGGAATCTTGATTGTCAGAGGTGTCTCTGAAAGGTTCTCTTGCAGGACAACACCTTCCACTACATCAATAATCTGTTGGTTACTAATAAAGTAAGAAAAAGTAACGTCCATATTATGATATTCAACCCACTGTGTATCTCGTTTCTGAGGAGCACGTCTTACTGTACTTTTTCTCAGCACACCAAGTTTATTATTAGATAACTCTTGGAACACTAGTGGATTATTGTTAATTCGTTGGTTGAAGCTGTAAGCCATATCTCCACTTGCACTACCCACAAAAGCGAATTGCACCATAACTTCATAAGCTACAGATACTGTTAATTCTTCACTTGTGTTAGTTAGTGAACTTGTAGAGTGATGACCTTGTTGTTCAACACTTAGGATACTGATTGTTACATAAGAGCCTGCTGGCTCGTTACCATTTTGATGGCTGAAGATCGCCGTGACAGTTGGATATTCATTTAATGCAACAAGTGCTGTATTTCGTAATGCAGTTTTTAGAGTTGAGTAAATCGCTGTCATCCTGCACTCACCTCTAACCTAGCAGCCATTGCACGAAAGTGATTTAACACACCCATGTCATAGGCTTTCACTTTCATTACTTTGTAGCGATCACCTTTGTATACAAACTCATCCGCTACCGTACCAGAGGTTCCCGGCTTATCAGCAATCAAGTCTTCAGCACAATAAAGCTTATACCACTCTCTTGATCTATCAGCTTCAGGAAGCAATAACAACTCTTCATCTTTGAATGGTTGGATATTAACTTCTCTAACTACTTCTACTGCTGTACCTTCCACCCATTCACCATCTACATATGTTCCTTGTGCAGATGTACGGTAAATAGTAAGAGGAACCTTCTTAGTGAGAAGGAATTGTGGTTTTAACATTATGTCCCTCTCCTTTCGACTTTAGCTGTTACGCTATCAATGAGTGTGCCGGTTTCATGTAGTGGATCGTCAAATCCTTTTTCGGCAATCGTGTAAGGAGCGTTACCGGGAGTGTCCCAGTCGATCATTACGTTCTTCAAAGTCTTCTCAAAACTCTTACCTTCTTTGTGCAGGGCTTTGAATGTATCTCTGCCCATAGCAACCTCAGTAACAATTCTTTTGAAACTCTCTTTGTTCTCACCACCAAGAAAGACAGCCTTTAAGCCTTCTCGCATGAAAGGTCTAGGAGGAATACCAGAGCCATTACCCTGTCCACCTTGAGTTCCTTCTTCTTGCCATTTTGCGACCTGAGCCATTTGTAGGTTTTCATTTTCAGGGCCATATTTATGCTCTTCAAACCACCCACAGTGGCTTTCAACATTCTCAGCTTTAGCGAAACTCTTTTTGAGGTTGTTCCACACACTCTTGTCTACTGTAAGTTTCATAGACATAGTGGGTTAACAGCCGCAATTGTTCGTTGTATTAAACCCACCAGAAGGTGAATCACACACTTTAATCTGTGTAAGTGGACTGCGAACATTATCAGGATTAGCATTGTTGGCACACATATCTGACCAACTAATACCAGAAGCATAAGGCATCAAACCATTAGGAATACTAGCCGAGCTAGAGTCATTAATAAGGTTTTCAAGTGCCTTAAGATACTGTGTAGACAAGGAAGACCAAACTTCAATGTCCCCTGTACGTTCTCTAGTAGTCCATCCTGCCAGTTGCATAGAGGCAGCAATCGCCGCCATTCTGGCAGCTTGCATGACGTTTCCACCATTCATATCTAAGAACTGCTGAATCTCTTCATCAGTAAATAGTTGATAGAAGGGTGAAGTTGGAGTGTCGCCAATAAGCAGGCGAACAACTTCCACATCTGTTAAAGCCATAGGGACTTCCTTATAATAAAGGAAAAGGGGCTAATTAAAGCCCCTATCCCAAACACACTTAGTTAGAGCTAAAAGCTCGGCAAACTACCTGCGGACGACGTACCATGTTGATGAAGTTCGACTCAGACTGCAACTGGATTTCAGTGTTGGTCTGGTTCATGAACTCAAACATATAAGCTTCAACGCCAATGCTGTTGACAGTATCAAAACGCAGAGCAGGGCCGAAGTAGGTTTTGAATACATCGGAAGTACCCAGCGGGAAGAAGTAAGCATCACCGGCAGGAATGAATGCAACGCCATCTGGAGCAGTAGCACGATATTCAATGTAACGAACAGCGCCCAGAACGAACTCACGATCCAAGCCACCAGTAGTACCGAAGCCACGACCAGCAAGGCGCAGAGGCTCTTGAGTGGAGCTGTAATACTTGTAAGCGTCCTTAACACCAGCTTGGGTGATCAGCTTACTGAAGAACGTAGGAGAGCACAGAGCAACAACTTCGTTTACAATGTCACCAGTGTTCAGGTTATCCTGAATGTGGGCAATGATTTCTTCTTGCTTCAGCAACACTTCAGTGGTGCCAGTGCCCAGAACAAAGTCAACTTCTTTACGAACAACACCGAAATCGGTATAGAAGTTACCAGCAATGGTGCCGTTAGGAGCGTAGATAGCACCAGTGGTCAGG